ATCCAGGAACATTTGCGACACTTCAGAACTGACAAAATTGAATAACAAGAAACATGACAAAACAAGGAAAATCAACAATCAGCAAACCAGCATTTGATTCTATAGTAAGTGCATCTTTAATAGCAGTGGTGAGGAAAACTTTAAATACTACTTTTACCGGTTTTATTTAAAGGTTGATAGCGACATAAAGGAAATAGACCATGTCCCGCTTCAGGGAGCCCATTAACTTGACTACCAGCCGAACGACGAATTGAGCCTCTAAACATGCAAACATAACTACTGTGATTATGGCCTATCACTTAAACCTGACAGAGAGGATGCCCGATGCCAGCTCATTTATCAACATCTTAGCTTCTCCCCTGTTTGCTATGTAAATAGCAAGAGTCCTCTTTGCTCCAATGAGTGCAGCAGCAGTGGAACTATTCTGTAATTTCCCGACAACGGTATCTAAGTATGATGCGATCGTCATATCCCACAAATGCTTGCGCTTAAGCTCTGAGATGTTGGTATCAGTTGCAATCGTGTTAATGATGGCTTCATCCGATTCATCGAAAGTCCCGCGATTCGCTTCTTTGATTAGCGCGTTCGTCGAGTTCCGAAGAATGAATGCCTTTGCCACATTAGCAAATCTTCTGATATTCAAGCATCTATGAGTTGTCCGCATAGCCATTGGGTTACGCAAAATGCCTTCTGTAGACATTGGCCTTATGTCAGCGTTCAAGAATGAATTAGCAAACTGCCTATATCCTGGGAATTGTGCAACGATCATCTTCATTGCGGCAACGCCTGACTGGAGTGAGCTCAAACTCTCATTGGTTGAAAGCCCAAATAGTGTTGAGATCCCCAAACCTCCGAGCCCAATAGGTACATGGAGAGCAAAGGCAATTCTATCCATGGATTCTTTGTCAACATGCTTCAACCCCCACCTTTTTAACGTCTTGTAAATCTCAATGCAATAAGCGAAATATGCCATCATGTGATGAGTTCCGCTCTGTATTGCACCACGTGTAGTAGCGGCGTGGGCCATCAGATCATCAGCCAAAGTGGGGACTGCACACTCTTGGTTCTTGCCGATTCTAAGGAAGGCCTTCGCACCAGGTGTGACTTCGATTCCGTCATAGTAAACTCTGTTCAAGTACTGACACATAACCTGGCTCACAAATGTCTTGTCCCAGCTGATGCTTTGCCCTGCGAACTTGTAAACTGCATCGATGATCCTTACCGCCTCCTTCAAATTCGCGTGGTTCTTGTCTCTCTTGATGTTTATCCTGAGAAGCCCATCATCGATTAGCACTTCTAAGCCTGCAGCACCTTCAGTCAAACCAAGTTCCTTGAGCTTATACACCGCATAACCCATTAAGTCTATGTGAGCTGCAGTGTTCAATCTACCATGGAATCCTTCGAGATCATTACCCACCATCTTGAAAGTGTCGGCTAACCCGAACTTATCAAATAACAGTGTAGTGTCATTGAAGATCCTTATTGTCGCATCAAACTCAGGTGTTGCAAAGCAAGTTGACCAAGATTTCATTGCCCTTTCCTTGAATCGAGTAGATTGCATAGGAGAAAACCCTTCGAGATCGAATGACATCATGTACGTCTCATATCCAACAATAAACTCCGGGGTTGCAGCTAAGGTCGACATCCTACTGTCGAGGTCCATTGTGCTTTTCCCTTGGCTAGACCCGGGCTGCCTGGTGACGTATGTCGCGACATTTGCTTCTGCTTCAGACAGCAATCTACGAACCTCATCTGTTGCCATTGAAAACGGCCTAGAACCAGGCTTCTTTGCCTCTGGCTTCAAAGCGAGCAAGATGTACTGCTTATAGTTCTCGAACAATTCACCTGATACGGCAAGTTTGCTGACCTCTTCCTGGTTGAGAAAGTTCTTGTCGAATAGGTATTTTAGGACCTGATTCTTCTCGATCTTCGAATACTCGGAAGGATCTTTTGCATCTGCGTCTGACATCTTGATGGTGGGTGCAATCACCTTGTCTTTGATCAGCTCGATTTCGCATCCTGCGTAGTGTCTATAGTTGAAAGAACCTGTCAAGTCCACAAATGCCATATCACTTGGAGTTATAGTGTTCGCATTGATATTTGGATACGCTAAAAGGTGAGTTGGTATCAGCGTGGCGTTGGTGGTTATTAGTTTACCAGGTAAGAAACCATGCACTTCTAGGAAAGTCAACACTCTGTTTCTCATACTGTACAATCCGAATTCAGCATCAGACAAAGTAGCAGTCTTCCCACCCTTAACACTAAGCTTGACATATTCGCTTGCAACATGCGCTTTAGCAGCTTTCGCTTCAACTCCATCAACCACTGAGTAAATGCAGAAGTCAGGACATGGGAATATCTTGGCAAATTTTGCCAGTTCGAGTGACTCTTTTACTCCAAGTGCTTCGTCATCTATGATCGCCATGTAAGTGTCAACGTCGATTATGTCCACGAGCTTTTCATCATGTAGCTTCCTAATTTGGCATTCGACTGCTTCATCCGTTATGTCCGACGCTAGTCTTGCTAGGAACAGATACTGGCACACATCAAAAACCCTGCACAATCTGTTCGCATCAGACGCTGATGTGTCCCTCATCTTAGTCGTGACCATTGCCATTATCGCCTCATACTTAGCCGACATTAAAGCACTAGTTGTAGCTTGGAACTCATCATATTTCGAGTAGTACATTTTGAGCTTCGCATCACTCTGCAACATCTGTACCAACCTATCATAATCTTTCTGGGTAAGTAAGGCACCTTTCTTTTCTATAGCATCATATAACAGTAGG